TCAGCACGAGAAGAAATAGAATAATGTACGTGAGCTTCAGCACCACCTACGTAGTTGTAGAACTCACGAAAACCTGCAGACACTGAACCAATGTCAGAGAAACGCTCGCCATATTCACCACGAGCAGAACCTTTACGAAACACTCTAGTTCCAACAGCAAGATACTGATTTTGGATGAACCTAAAGTTGTCGTTGTTCACAAGTTGAACAGTGTAAATAAAACCATCACCAGCAGGGATGACATCATCAGCAGTGATGTACATCTCAACGCCATTGTATTTATCATAAGTGATGATATCACCATGACCAAAAGAGCGTTTGTTGATTTTGATTCTAAATGTTTGTCCATCAATACCTTTAGTTGTATTGCCTGGATCTAGATCTTCTACTATGTAAGGAAGATCTTGTGCGACAGGAATCTGCCATTTGTATTCACCACGTGCGTTGTCTACCATAATCACGTTCTTACCACCAAAGCTGGACATTTGATAAAGAGGCATTTCTACCTTTTGTACCATTGCCCACAAATCGACAGGACCTAAATCTGTAGGTTCTGCGCTCTTAAGGAGGTTAGACAAGTGATATGAATCCACATGTGAACTCGTATGATACTGAGTGTCACGTAGGAATATACCATTGTTTAAAACTGGAGTTGCCATTGGGCTTAAAATTTAAGGGGTTAGTAAATAAATTATCGTTTAAAAATATTTTGTGGTCTTGCTATTTTTCTAGGTCTTTGATCATCTTCTTCTTGATAAGTGTAAGAGCTTTTACGAGCTTGTTCTGTTTTTAACTGTCTTACAGTTTGTTCAACAGCTGCTGTTTTACCTTGTTTTTTAAGTTCTGCTCTATAACTATCAGGATCAGATAACAACCAAAGAGCTTCTGCTATAAGAGAATAATTTGGTTCTACGTATTGATACTTCTCTAAAAGATGTCCTAATAAATTTGTAGGGCGTCCACTTACAGAAGGATATTGCGGTTGAACCAAACCTGAATAAAGACTAGCTTGTGTTTTTTTATCTAACTTCAAGCCATTAATTTCACCAGGTCTTAAAGCTTCAAATACATTTTGTATATATGCATTTGCTGCTTGCTCTTGTTGTTTTCTACGTTGCTCTTGTTCTGCCAATTGAGCGTGGACCATTTGCTCCTGCATTTGATCTAATTTTGGCTTAAACTGACGAGCTTTTCTTTCTAATGTACCAAGTTCTTTAAGTGTTACAATTTCTTCTTCAATTTCTTCAGGACTTTCACCTCTTGTTTGAAGATAGTTTCTTACAATTAATTCTTGGTCATATTCGTCTTGAGGATCTAAAGATCTAATTTCTTCATTTTGAGCTAATGCTTGAAACAAACCTTTTAAATCTTGACCTCCATCTGCTACATATTTTGCTGCATATTGAAGTTCTTGAGGAAGTGCTTTAAAAAACTCTTGAGGAGTTTGAGATGCCACCTCATCTTTAAGATTATTTATATTAGCTTGCCAAAGATCATCTACATCTTTTTCAGATAAACCACCCAAGTAATCATCCAAAGACTGTTTTGATTCATCGTAATCATCAAAAGCAAACATTTCTTTTGACTCAATACGTTTCTTAAGAAACTCTACCAGTCCTGATTTTTCTGTGCGAGGTCTACCAGGTTTAGATTTTAAACTTTCATCTTCTACATCTGTTGCAATGTCTTTGTCTAAGATGTCTGAAAGAACTTCTTTTGCATTTTCTTTAGTTTCATCTCCTGCAACTTCTTCTGGTTTACCATCAAGAAAGCTAAGATCTACATCTTTTTTAGTGAACACTGTAGGTTTTATTTCTTCTTGCGCAGGTGTGATAACACTTTCTGCACCAGGAGCACCTAACCAGCTATCAATATCTAAGTCTACTTGTTGTACAGAAGTCTGTACATTGGATTGATTTTCAGCCATGATATATTTGGTTTTTTGTTAGTTTTCTTTACAATATAATATACAACTTAAACTCTAAAAATTTACAAAATATTAAATAATTATAGCAAAGCACTGGATAATATAGCTATAATTATTTCTTCTTACTCTTAGATTTTGTATCGTATTTATTTTTATTTTCTTTTGCAATCTCAAGTTGTTTATTTGCGACTTCTTTTTGAACTGACAACTTTTGTTTTTCCACTTCAAGTTTTTGATCACTTTGCAACTTATCTGTTAAATGGCTTTCTCTTTTTAAATTCATTTCATCACGATAGCGTTGTTCACTTTGAATTTTTGCAAGTGCGTCAATATAGTCAGATTGTTGATTTTCGTCAATATCTGATCCAGCACCATAACCAGCTGCTCTAATTTCTGCAACAGTGATATCTTTTTCTCTATCTTTTTCAGACTCATCAGCTTTAAATTGCAGTTGCATTTGAATTTGTTTTTCTTGAGCAGCCAATTGTTCTTGTTGCATTTTTTCTTCATGAGCTCTTTCTTGCTCTTTAAGTTTTTGCATCTTCTCTTCTGTTGATTTAAGAACATTTGTAAGCTCAGCCATAGACTCTGCTTTAATAATATTACCTAAATCAAATATTGAAGCACCCGTTGTGTTATTTTGAACAGCTAATTGTTTTAGTTGTTCCATAACAGCACGAGTGTTTGTTTTTGTTGTACAGAATATATTAAGTTCTCTCATTAGTAAATCTGTACCATTTATCTCAAAATTCATTTTTTCATCTGCTGTAGTTATATATTGAAGTCTTACAGATGGTTTTTTAGAATGATAATACTGAGCAAGATCTGTACGCATCTGATGTACGCGAGGCATTAAGTTATCACTATGCTGTATAAAGTATTGTTCTGTTTGTGCATAGCTGGCATTCATAGCTTGCTCAATACCAGTGGCTGTTTGTTGTTGTGCAATAGGCTGACCCATCCTTTGAGGATTTAAACCTATCACTTCAAAAGCTTGTTGTTTAAAATATGTCGCCAGTTGGATACGCGACATCAAACGCTGTGTCTGTTCAAGATTCAACACTTGATAGTGTTGGAATGATAATGGATTTTCTGTATTGGTAATTGTAGTATCAAGAGGCAGCATCTGAAAGTTTTTCATTGCTACATATGCTTTAGCTAAATTATTCTTACCCCAATCTTCACCCAAAGAGTGACGAGGAAGAGCATTTTGATCAAGCATAATCACTGTACCAAGTTCATCTACAAGAATATCTGCTATCTGATTATTTACAATGTTATAACCAATCTGATATGGTTTCATCAAGTCTACAAGACTAATAGACCTTGTATTACGATCACCAAAAACAGCACCTTCTACTGGAAGCTTGCATCCATAAATACTACTATCACCTTTAAATTGAAAAGGTATTCTACCTGGTCTTCCACCACTTAATCCAAGATATATAGGATTAATACCTCCAGGATTATTTACACCCCAGAATGCAGGACGATTAGGACCTATCTTAACCCCACCCCACACTTCATTAATCCAAATCCAATCTACATGTTCACCATAGGTTAAATTGTCTTTACTTTTTTGTTTGTAAACAGAGGTATTATAAATAGGTTTATCTGTCACTTTGAAATCTTCACTTACAATTTCTTGTATAATTTCACCATCTTCTGTAATCTTTGTAAGATGTCCCACTTTACGTTGAGACTTCCAATACACTTGAGTTACACGTAACATATGAGACTTACCAAAATCTTGCAAGTCTTCAGAATCAGAAAGAATCCATTCTGCTATATCACCTGTACCAAACTTAGCATCATATAAAGAAGTAAATTGACGATATGCAAGTGATGGCATTTGTGTATTCCATTCATGAGATCTTGTAGGATCATAGTATGTACCATCATTTTGATAACCTGAAACAGCATAACCTGCAGAACGTACAGGATATATTACCTCTAATGCTTCAAGTTGGTCTTGTGTCATCATCCAACCAAACTTATCTATTACATCAGATACACTCATCATATCTATCTTACCTACCCAGTTACCTTGAGATATATAACGCACATCTGGTGATTTGTGATAGAATGTAAGAAGAGGATTCCATAACTCAATATCATAGTCATCTTCCATTAACTTAAGATGCCAAAATTCTCTATCAGTAATAAGCATATCACGAAATGCCATCTCTTCTAATTCATCCATTCTAAATCTTTCCTCATCAACACGCATTTGATGCGTAGCCCATTGCTCAATAACTGATCTATAATCTTTTTTAAAGAATTGTTCTATTTCAGGAAGTGTTTTTAGATTATCAGGACTCATTGCTTGTTGACCTTCTTCAGAATCCATTTCAATACCTTCTTCAGACATACGAGCTAAAATTTTATTTCTAGCATCTTCAAGAAGAGTGACCTCTAACATTTCTCTTTTTTTCTCCAACATCTCATTGTACGAATATTCATCAACAGCTCTATACATTATTCTAGAAGCTCTTTTTGAAAATTCATTTGATAATACATTAATTACATTTGGAATAATTGGATAGAACTTAAGCTCCAAAGCTGATGCATCTTCTTTTGTTAATACATCTATCAAATCAGCCATCTCATTATTTTCTTCAATGATATAATCTGATCTATCTATAATACCTCTAGCAAGTTTGTAATTTTTAGAAAGTCTGCGTGAGTTTCTGCGTAATTGTTTCATACCTTGAAACTCTAGCCAATCTAAGTTCCAAGCACGCCATTGTTCATCTTTATCTCTTTCAGGAAGAAATTGAATAGGCTGGGTGAGAACACCCATCTTATTGTATTCTACCTTTTTACCAGCTTTGAGATCTAGGGCATTATATATTTGCATGACTCTTAATTGTTATATTATATCTAATATTATAAGTAGTTGTCGTATAAAATGAGACAACTGACCAATCTGAAATTGTAACATTCACTTTAAAACTATCTAAGATTTTTGAATGGGCTTCTTGGCTGTGCATATGCTGACGGTTTAAATTTAGATTGTCCAATATGTCTAAATGGCCCCCAATCTAATTTACTAATTTTTTGGGGTTTTTCCAACTTTTCATTATACTCAATTCTTTTAGCAAGACCTCTATTAGATTGTTGCACTTTAGCAAAAGCTACAAGTGCGCAGAAAGATACAAGTCTATCCACATTTAGACCTTCTCTATAATCTTTCATTTCTTTAAGAAGCATAGGATCTGGAATGCGCTCCACGCCATATATAGTCTTAACAATTGTACCATCTGGAAGTGTTTCGTGATCAAGTTCTTCTTGTAAAAATTCTACACCATAAGATAAGAGATTACCTTTAAACAATGTACCTACGTTTTTCCAACCATATTGTTGAAACACATTTCTATTAGCTCCAAGATCTTTAAGAAACAATATCATATCTTTTGGTACAAGATAGCGTTGTTTCTTTTTAGATATCATGTATTGAATAAATAATGCCACGTTATTTTCTACAATAGTCCAAGCATTATACCATTCAATCATTAATTCTAACCGTTCATGTGTTTTATTAATATCATCAAACCTACCACACCAACTAGCAACAATCTTATCACGCTCTATTGAATTTTTAACATCTCCATTACCATTATCTTGTATTATTTCTACAGCATTCTTAAGAATGTATATAGAACAGAGAGATTCAGATGTTGTTGTCTTACCTTCACCTACAGGATCTATACTTGCATAATACATCCCAAATGTTGGATTGCTAACAGGACGTTCGTACACACATATCACTCCTTCTTTATCTTCTGTATTTTTCTTAATTGGAAACTCCATAATAGGAGTTTTTCTAGATTGTTTATCTACTATTTTACCTTCAGCATTTCTACTAAGTTCTAAATACTCAACTGAATAAAGTTTATCATTTATTCTTTGAAGTTGTTTGGTTACAAGATGAGAAGGAAAAACACTCACCTTTCTTGTAGCAAACGCTTCTTCTATATTACGAGGATGCTGAGATATTGTAAGTTGATAAGCTTCTGGGGCAAGTTTCTTTTTAGCTTTTTCAAACTCTTCATCTAAAGCTTTTAGTGCTTCTTCTACTAATGAATTACCATAATCATCTATATATGGAGGCATACTCCATTGCTCAGGAATAAAAAGTCCTGTTACACCTATTGTACCATCACCATCTAAAAGATTACTTTCTACAGCAAAGAATCCATTCTCATCTGGATTTAGAATATACTCCTTCATAGGTTCACACTGATCCAAGTCACCCACTGAACCTGCTGCTATAAACTGACCAGTGATAATATGACCTGATTTAAGTGCAGGTTTCATAAACCCATATGTATCATCCATCTTTGGTGCGATACCAGCTTCCTCATGAAAGAAATAAGTTACAGGTCCACCCACACCATGTGTAGGATCTTTCTCAAATGAATAAAGATTAATAGTAGACTTATTACCTTTAAAGGTGTCCCTACCATTAATCCTCACTTTAATTTGTTGTTGCCATGCACCCACCTTATCAGGTTCAGCAGGTCTATACCATGCAGTATGTTCATTAAGAAAGTTTCTATATTCATTTAAAAACTTCCAAGAACCTTTTTCATTTATATAGTCTTTAAGACTTGCACCTATCTTTAACACAGCACCATCTTCAAACCAATACTGATTTATAAGTTTAGCCATATGAAAGTATGATGAAGCTATCTGACGTTTCTTTAGAATAATAGCATGCTTCCAGTTTAGTTCAGCTAAATGTTCATAGAGAGCCATATGATACTGTGCGTCACGAACCTTTGCAAAATCAAAACGCTTTTCTTCTTTATCATAGATGGGAAGAAAATTAAGCCACATGTAATAGTCTCTAGAAATATACCAAGTGTTCGTATTAGAATGTACTATTATTCCTTTACGACATTTATTCTTTTGGTCATCCCAATAGTTTATAAAGTCTTTTGTTTTAAGAGGAGCATCACAATAGTATCCCTGCTTTTGAAACTTACGTGCTTCTGCATTAAATATACGTGTAGTTTCATCAAAGTTGTACGTACCAGGTTCTTTAAAAAGTGATTGTAAAAAATCTTTAAATTCCTCTCTTGTTTGAAAAGCTGTAACAGACCACGTCCCATTTTTGTATGTTGGTACTTCTATAAAATTATCCATTGATAAGTTTTTCTACTTCTAAAGGATCGCCTTTAAGTCTATATAAAAGTTCTTTTAAATCAGCTATATTTTTACTTTTTAAACATCTTTCACAGTCTTGTTTATCCCAATATTTATTGTAATCGTCTCTATGTATAGCCACCCACAATTCTGTAAATGGATTAAAATGAAATATCCAATTATACATAAATGAGTTTCCTACATAGTTGGGTTCATAATCTTGATATGCTTCCATAATAAATAATTTAGCTGTAGGGGTAGGATTCGAACCTACACGTTGACTATTCTCAACAAAAAGCTTATTTCTGTGGAGAATACTCAACACTATCGAGACAAGATAGCGTGTCTGCCATTTCACCACCCTACAATATTGCAACTTTTGTAACAAAAGTCAGTGAGAGTTGCCAACTCATCCAGCTTACGATCTGGCTCTCCTGGGTCAGCTGTGCAAGACATGAAGTCTATTCTGAGAGCTGTGAGAGGAACTACGATCTAGTGGCCTACTAGCACTTTGTTGCGAGGGTGGGAATCGAACCCACGACCTTGAGCTTATGAAACTCACGAGCTACCTCTGCTCTACCTCGCGAAATATTATTGATCATACGCAAGATTTTGACCACCTCTCACTGTCGATTGTTGTTCCTCTTCCAAATCTCGAAGTGTGCCTTTAAAGCTCTGGCGTATTTGTTCAAATTTTGATGCTGCGTTAACAAGTGCTGTAATGTTACCGTCTCTGCCATGCTCAATTTCTGTAGTCTCCATGTATTTAGCAAGCCTATCCAACATGCT